TTTGTGAAAAACCTCGGTTTGTCAGAACTGGGCTATCGAACCATTGGTAACGGGCCAAACCAAATTCCTGATATGTCGTTTTTTAGCAGCACAGCAAATTCATTTCGTGTACCTAGTGGTTATATGATGGTGTTTGGAGATTTTCTGGCGACCGTTCCGTCGTCGGCTGACGGGCGTAGTGCGTCAAGAGAATCCGTCAAATTTTCTACGCCGTTTCCGCACTCGTGCGATTCTGTGACGGGCGTATTTGCAGTAGGCGTCGGGAACGGCCCTATTTTCTGCACCTGTGAAGACGTATCCCGCGCGGGGTTCGTGTTACGGGCGGGCATTATGTCAAAATTGACTAGCTCCATTAAATTAAAATTCATGTATATCGCAGTGGGGAAATACTAATGCAGAACATAGTATGGAGTGCGAAAAATAACGCATTTTTTTACGAATTAGATTTAGTGTATTACGAGCGGGCTGGTTGGGATATATCAGATGTTATCCCGATATCTGAACAGGTTTTTCAACAGTTTACCAATCCACCTCCGCGAAAAATACGTGTAGTTGGCCCTAATGGTTTACCCGCGTGGGGGGATGCCCCACCGCCACCTCCTCCCACACCAGAGGAATTGCAGCAGCAGGCTGAGTATGAAAAACGGCAATTGCTGCGTCTGGTCAGGGAAAAAATTGATATTTATCAGGATGCCGTTGATTTTGGTATGGCAACAGGCGATGAAAAACGGTTATTAGACGCATGGAGGGAATACCGGATAATCCTCTATCGGGTAGATTGCTCTACCGCCCCTGATATCCAATGGCCGGAGCAGCCGGAATGATGAAAGGGGCGAAGTGCCCCTATTGTTACTCTGATTTTGTGTTTTCGGGTTGAATGAATTTTCCGTTTTTATAAACATAACCCGATGGTATACCAGCAGGGCATTCGACCCAGATTAACAATGGGTGGAACCGCCCAGCCGGATCAATATCCGTTAATTCAATGACAATATTATTTTCTAATCGTGCCCAATTATTTTTCGTTTTCATATCACCACCTGATAATTACTGCACCAGTGCTACCGTTACCACCAACACCGTTTTCATTGCCACCACCACCACCGGAGCCAATGAGCACCCCATCATATCCCCTATATCCCAGCGAGCCGGCACCGGAACCCGACCCACCATTCATTCCACCTCCGCCACCCCCGCCGTATTGTGACTGGGTACTGGTGTTACTGTTATCGTGACGAACCGCGTTTTGACCACCTCCTGTTCCACCGTTAATTTGTCCACCAATACCCACCCCGGATGATCCTCCTGCCCAGTTACTCGCGCCGTATCCGCCTGTTGCCGACAGGTATTTACCAAATGAGGATGATTCGCCACTGTTGATAGTGTCTGGGGATGACGCCCCGGCGCCTCCAGCCCCTACCGTTATGGTGACGCTACTAATCCCCGATAACGACAAACAACTCTCGGCCATTCCGCCCCCGCCGCCGCCCCCGCCGCCGTGTCGATAAAAACCACCGCCACCGCCACCACCATAAACAGTAATACTGGCGTTTAATTTACCGTTGCGTAATTCATTGGGAACGTTCCATGTGTATACGCCAGCCCGTGTAAATGTCACGATATTCCGGCCTGCATTCGCTATTTCCGCCAAACCGAGGTATTAAGGATAAGAAGCTAATCTATTGCGAAAAATAGCCGATAAAATAAGTAAGCAAGGATGAATAAGGAGTGAGTTATGGCGAAAATCGGTTATATCAGAGTATCAACGACTGACCAACACAGCGACTTACAACGTAACGCCTTAATCGCAGCCAACTGTGATCACATCTTTGAAGATAAAATTAGCGGTAAAACGGCCAACCGCCCGGGACTCAAACAAGCCTTAGAACACCTGAAAACAGGTGATACTTTGGTTGTCTGGAAGCTGGATAGACTGGGCCGCAGTGTAAAAAACCTCATTAACCTGAATGAAAAACTGAGCAATGACGGCATTCACTTTCAGAGCCTGACTGACAGCATTGATACCAGTACGCCAATGGGACGATTTTTCTTCTATGTGATGAGTGCATTGGCTGAAATGGAACGGGAACTGATTATTGAACGCACGAATGCTGGATTAGCCGCAGCACGGGCACAGGGGCGAATTGGAGGGCGTCCGGTGGCACTGCCGGAAGATAAATATCAGCAAGCAATCCAATTGTTGAGTCAAGGAAAAACACGGCGTGAGATCGCCAAGGCGTTTAATATTTCACTGTCAAGTACTTACAAATACTTGCCTGTAGGCCGTGCGGCTAATGATGATATTTTTTAA